TCTCAAGGTATGTCACCTGAAGATGAAGCACATTTAGTTTACAAAATGTTAGGATCATGAAATACAACGACTACTTAGAACACCTTGAACTTAGAGAAGGTAACGAAGAATGCGTATACCTTGATACACTAGGCAAACCTACCTGTGGTGTTGGACATCTCTTGACAGAAAGAGAACGTCAAGTATACCAAGTAGGTGATAAGGTTTCCGAAGAACAAAGAAATGCATGGTTAGAACAAGATGCTGTGAAAGCATGGGAGGCTGCAGCACAACAGATTCAAGACCTTGGGATAGAAGATACAGACTTTATTATTGCACTAGGCTCAGTAAACTTTCAACTAGGTACTAGATGGATGGATAAGTTCCCGTCAGCCTATAGAGCCTTGGCTAGTAAAGACTACGATGAGGCTATTAAGCAAGTCTCAACAGGCTCTGGAAAGGACGGACAATCTAAATGGAAAGAACAAACACCAGTTAGAGTAGAAGATTTTGTTACAGCTATTGACAAATTAAAATAAGGACCGTATAATGATATTGTACTTAGAGGATCAACTAGAAGGATGCTATAGGCAATATTGTCTACATCAAATAAAACAAGATATGCCCTTCATGAGTCTAGACGATTTTAGAAATATGTTTGAAGACTTAATGGAAGTTATATATAAGGACGAAGAAGCATGAAAGATATGTTAAAGAATCTAGTAGGAGCGGTTGCACCTACAATAGGTACTGCTCTAGGCGGTCCAATGGGTGGTATGGCTGCAAACATGATAGCGGATGTGTTAGGAGTACCTAATACACCAAAGGCTATTGAGAAAGCTATACAAGAAGCTACACCAGAACAAATGCTTGAACTTAAAAAAGCTGAACAAGAGTTTGAACTTCAAATGAAAGAACTCGATGTTGATGTATTTAAGTTAGAAGTAGGTGATACACAAGATGCTAGGAAGGCTTTTAGTAAAGACTGGACAGCTAGAATAGTAGGTGTATCTGTAGTTGGTGGATTCATGGGTTATATATTTTTAGTAACCCTTCAACCTCCAGAGCAAAATTCAGAAGCCTTGATAAACCTAGTCTTAGGATATCTAGGTGGATTGGCATCAGCAGTGATTAGCTTTTACTTTGGAGCATCACATAAATCGGATTAATGAAACAGAAATTAAAAGACGTTATCGAGGACGGACGTTGGAATTGGTACGGACTCGCAGAAGAAGAAGAAGAATCGCAAGACGATAATTGTTACAAAGGATTGTTTTGGGATTTAGAAACCAAAGAATTCCTAAGATGGAATGAATTTAATAAGAAGGAGTGTAAATAAACTGAAAGCAGTGACCAGTAGTGTCTGCGTTGTATGTATAGTTTGTTGGGCATATGTAATAGTTTCGGGATACTATTACTTTTTCTAACAGTACAAAAAACTAAGAAGTAATTCAAAGAACGCTATTGTTAGCTTCACAAGGAAAGTGCACCTTAAAATTGGAGAGTAATGAAAAAATTATTAGGCACACTAATTTTATCATTGTTTGCATCTGTAGTTTACTCAGATCAGACAGGTGATTGTACAGCAGGTGAACAATACTGCGAACAGAATAGTTTAGAAACAACTAATACTACGACTACAACTAATACAAATACAAATACTAATACAAACACCAATACAAATACTAATACAAACACAAACACTAACACAAATACTTCAACAAATACAAACACTAATACTAATACCAATACAAATACGAATACAAATACTAGTACAAATACAAACAGTAATACGAATGTAAATACAAATACATCTACTGCTACTAATCAGAACACTAACGTAAACACAAACACTTCGACTAGTACAGTAAACTCTAGTGTAAATCAGAATGTTACGAACACAACAACAAGCACATCTAATAATACAAACACTAACGTAAACACGTCAAACTCGACTAGTACTACAAACAATACAAACAAAAATGTAAATCAATCGACTTCCGAATCTAATGTCACAACTGATAACACGAATAATAATACCAATAACAACAATACCGTATCTGATAATACTAACAGAAATATTAACGAATCAAATTCTACCCAGACTATAAATCAGAATGTTAAAACCAAAGCCCCTCCGGCTTCTGCTATTGCTCCTAGTATCATGTCTTACTCTCAAGACCTATGTACCACAGGAGTCTCAGGTGCTTTTCAGGGGCAGGTATTTGGATTGTCAGGAGGGAAGGCAGTACGTGACGAAAACTGTGAACGTCTAAAGCTTTCTAAATACTTATATGATACAGGAATGAAAGTTGCATCTGTGTCTATACTTTGTCAAGACCCACGAGTATTTAGTGCTATGGAAATGGCAGGAACTCCATGTCCTTATCAAGGTAAGATAGGTAAAGAAGCTGCAAAAGCTTGGAAAGAAAATAGACACGACAGACCAGACTACGCAGAACTCAAAGATAAATACGTGGCACATTGTAAGACACAACGAAACTCAAACGGTAAAAAGAAATCAGGACGTACCTGTGCTAAAGAATTTTATAGCCAGTAGTCTACTGTGTTTTAGTACACTTGTAAGCTCTGCATATATCTACGAAGGCAATCAATCTTTAATTGACCTTACAAATCAAACAGGAACTACTAACCTAAACTCAGGTGACGATCAGTTATCTGCAGCATTTAATCTAGACAATTCATTTACTTTCTATGGTACTGCTTATGACTCAGCACGTATGGCTACAAATGGGTGTCTGCATTTTGGTTTAGGTACAGGTAATGTAAATTACAATAACTATTGTGGTGATTATACGCCTGATCCTCTTCCTCAGTACACTAATACTATGTTTGTATTCTGGACAGACTTAATCAGAGACAATCAATCTAAAATGCTTGCTAAGAACTTTAGTGATAAAGCAGTTTTTGGTTGGTATAATTTAAAAGAATACAACAGGAATAATACTGATAACAGCTTTGAAGTTATTCTTTGGACCAACAATACATTTGAATATAGATATGGTGCATTAGATATTATACAGCATGATGTTTTAATTGGTGAGCAGGGAAGTACATCACAATACTATCAGTACCTTTTTCATGATGAATGTAATACAGGTACAACAAACATTGCAGGTACATGTGTAAATACAGATTGGAATGGTACAGCTAGTAATACATCATTAGAGAATGGTGGTAGTTTATATGGTGTAGGTTCAGGGAACAGTATAGATTGTAGTGATCCATTGAATGATTCTAGTTGTGCAGGATATGCGGCAGCTTATTTAACACAGCAATGTGACTTAGATGCTTTATATGATATGGCATGCCCTTCATATTGGGAAGCTTATGACGACCAACAGTGTGCTGAAGACCCACAGTATGCTCCGTTTTGTGCAGGTTATCAACAAGAACAATCGATAGCTTATTATGTTGAAGATGATTTTGACTATGGCTATGAAGAAGAAGAGTACTACGAAGAGTTTATATTTGAAGAGGAATGGTACGAAGAACCTATCGAAGATTATATATTTATTGAAGATATATATGAAGAAGAAGTGTTTGTTATTATGTTTGAAGACATACAAGAAGAGGAAATATACTTTGAAGAAATATTTATTGAAGAGTCTTACGAAGCTCTGCCAAGTATAGAAGAAGAATACTTAGTAAGCTTTGATATACTTGATGATCCTATTCTAATTACACATACACCTGATCTATTAGAAGTATTTGAATTTGAAATTATAAGAGAGGAATTAGAAGATGAACTTAGAAATGATGAAACAGATGAAGAAGAACTTGTTGAAGCGTTGGAAGAAATCGAAGAGTGGTTTGAAGAAGAACTGGAAGAAGTTCAAGAAGATGATGAAATCATGGAAGAAGAACCTGAAGAGTTATATGCCGAAGCCGAAGAAGAAAGTACGGAAGAAGTCAACGAAGAAAAAAGCTCAGTAAGAGTATCTGCACTAGACGTTGTAGCTAGTACTATACAGTCTGCTAGGAATAGTGTTTCTAGCTCCATACGTGGCTCTGGTGGAACGAATAGAAACTCATCAGTAGCTGCAGTTAGTAATAGTACAAGTGGGGCTTCAGGCTCGTCTATGTCATCTACTGGTGGGATAAGTACGACAAGCTCGCCTAGTATTTCTGATCAAGTTGTATCTGCATCCGC